CCTAGTTCCACCTCCCGACAGTAGTGCATTCGAACGAATGATCGATCAAGCAACTCGTAATATCCTTACTGAGACATTGGGAGTGGTTGAACGCGGCGAAGATGGATCTCTGGATGCGAAAATTCTCGAAGAAAGTGAATTTGCAAAAAACGTCCCAGATTATGATCAATCTGGAGGCGAAGGATTATTTACAACGCTATTAACTTACGGTCTTCCTGCTGGTAAATCAGCAAAAGCTGGTAGAGCCGTTGTGGGTGCAGCCAATATTGGTCCGAAATCAAAAACATTGATGGGGGGTATTGGTGCTACTGTAGGTGCATCTATGATCGAAACAGTTCTTTCAACTGAAGGGGATCAGGGCTTAGTTTTTACTCCTGATCGTTTGAAGAATATATTGCCTGGCGCAACAGAGGAACAACTCAACGACATTGCACTTCTTATGGATGGACTGGTTCTTAATGGAACTATTGATGGGCTATTAGGTTTCGGAAGTATAGCTTTAGGAAAAGTAGGCGATCTAACTAAGGGCGCAGGGGGACTGATTAGTCCATCTTTCGTTCGTAACGAAGCGGAACGAAGTGCCGTTATTGGAATATTTAATCAAATCGATCCTAATCTAGCACAATTAGACAGACGTTCATTTGCAGAGGGATTAAGAAATTTATCTAATATTTTAGACGCCAACTCTGAAATATTTGTCCAAGTCGGCCAGACTGGCAAAGCAATACCAGTTGATACGGTTAACGCATTGCGACAAGGGCTCGCCAAAGATGCCAAGCAATATATTTTGGCAACATATCCAAAAGCCAGAAAAGGCATGACGGCAGCAGAATTTGACGAATTTGTTGAGCGTAAAGCAAATGATATGGTGGAGCGCACAATAAGCCTTGCTAGGGGCAGTCAGGCAAATGAAGTTTTAAGACAGCAACAGGCGGGTATGTTAACTGATGTGGGCGGTGTCATTGAGACAGAGGCCAAACGAGTAAATCCAGATGGCATACCGATCAATGAAACTGCTGAAAATCTAGTAGACCAACGGCAGGGCCAAATACAGAATTTAGAAACTCTAGAGAATAAAGCCACCAATGCGAAAGAGGGCTTCGAGGCAGAGGCTGGTCGAGCCGTTTCGGATGATCCGTTTATTCAATCGATGATCTCAGATACGGATACTTTCGCATTTTTCGATGAAAGTCCTTACATTAATCGACTTAAAGCACTTTTTGGTGAAGATTACGTCAATACATATGCCGCGAAATACAAGCAGGTTGATGCAGCATATACTGCAATACCAAATGTTACGGCGGATGTTCAGGCATTTAAGGACCAACTTAAGGAAGTGTTTACTTCAACTGGGGGCCTAGAACAGGCTAATGATAACGCTCGCTATGTAATGAGTGAGATCGAAAAGGCGTTGGGCGGCAAAATACAGTCTAAGACAGATAACCTTATGATGACTTCAGTGCCTGATAGTTTAGAGGCATCTATGACCCCGCAACAGTTTCTGGATGCAGTTCAGGATGATATTGGATTTGCGGACCTCTATGAGCTTAAGAAACAATTAGCTACGACTATTGGAGCAATGGAGCGTTCACCACTGCGTCAGAAGATTATTGAGCTACGAGATCACATCACTTCAAGAGAACCTGGCGGACAAATGGCTTATGTCATCTCTCAAGGAGGTGAGGCGGCAGAGTTGGCGCAGAAAGCTGATGGTCTATTTATTGAGGCTCAAAGTCAATTTATGGGTAGCCAAGCCACTCGCCAGTTATCAGATTTATCAGCGGTGAGAGCAAATGCAGGAGTAAATACCCCAGTTCCAGAAGGCGGTCAGCCAAGAGGTCAGGTGGACCTAGAGGCACAAAGTGTAGGACAGGTTTTACCTACTATTATGGCAGATAGAACAGGCTCTGAATTACAGCAATTAGTGTATGCCATGGATGCCACATTAAGCACTGGTGGAGTCACTAAACCTATACTCGATATGTATGAGGCTGAAGCGACTGATAAACTTGCAAAAGCTTTAATGAATAACGATCAACAATCAATTGATTTAATTAATAAAAACTTTGATAGTTATGTAAGTGAATTGAGGCGTTTGGATAGTCCTTTATTAGGGCAATTGGAAGAAGCAAAGAGACGGATTGATCAAGTTCAAAAGGAACTTGGTGAAAAGGCGCTGGCTGCTGATACACTAGCAGAAATTGCCTCTAAGAAACGCATTGAAGTTGAAAACAATATTGTCAGAGATTTGATTGATCGATTTGGGGATGCAAAGTCTTCTCCCGCAATAACACTACAAAGAATGATTTCTGGTGATAATGCGACCAACAATATCAAAAGACTTATGGCTGAGATCGATACTTTACCTGTAGGGGATAAAGAAGCATCAAAGCTTGCATTACAGAGCACATTGCTACGGCTGGTCCGAGATGAGGCTTTTACCTCAACTCCCATCGGGACTAAGGATCAAGTCGATGTGGCATTAGGTAAGCTGGCCAAAATTACTAATGAGCGAAAGTCTGGAATGCTTCAGGCCGTAGCGGCAGCATTCCCTGATGATGAGATCATGCAGGAAACTTTGCAGCAAACATTAGGTGCTCTTGGTGATGTAAGCATTACCAGCCGCATGAGAGTAGCAAGGGCAGGGTCTGATACAGCTTCTAATTTGGCTATTAGGGACAGCGTATCAACGGCCATACTATTTTCATTCGGATATATGAATCCCACAGCGGCTGCTGCTAGACGGCTCACAGCAGGGCAAATAGAAGCGATGGAGAAGCTTAGTAAGACAAAGCAGGACGAAATCATTGCAACTGCCCTATCGGCGCCCAAGGAGCTCGCAGTGCTTGCTAGGGCGATTGCTAAAGGCGAAACCCCATCCGTTGTCTCAGTTCTACGCGATGAGTTCCTATCTGCTGCTGAAAGAACAGTGCGTTATGAAGTCAGAGTAGGGCCGGGTGGTGAGACAGTTGATGAGCAGACGGAAAGCATATTCTCAAAAGGATTGAATGCTGCTGGAAGTGCAGTTGATGGCGTTTTAGGATTCTTTAAATAAAAAAACCCTCATAAATTAATACGAGGGCTTTTCTGTATCTAGCTACGCCCAGAAGTGACCAAACCTCTGAACTCGACTCATAGATGCCATATTTCCCAGGCGAAGTGAAGTTTTTTGTATAGTTCTGTGGATAACTTTTTGTAATTTTACCACAGTCAGGCCCTTCGGGGCCTTTTTTATTACTCTTCGTAGCTAACTTTAGCCATTGCTTCGACTGCTTTGTCCCAGTCTATTTTACCGGAATATAACCCATAGGTCATTGTTTCTACTTGGTGTCCGATAATCCTTGCTGCAAAGTTTTCTAGTACTCCCGCACTCTCAAATCGCGCTGCCAGTGTAGCTCTTAAGCTATGAAAAGCATGGCGTTTGTTTTCAAACCCTAACTTCTTTTTTAGTCTCCCGAACCTTTTACTGAGGCCAGGGCTGCGTTTGTTATATTTATTATCGGTACTTTCACCTGATATTAAATATCCATCTTTGCTAGTTTGCATCAGGCGCTCAACTAACTGCTGGATGTCGGGGTGGATAGGAATATCCCGAAGGCCGTTATAAGTTTTACTATCTACAACGGTAAAGCGATCCTTGCCGACATCATCTGTCTTCATGTTAGCGATTTCACCAATACGCATTCCGGTATACAAACCTATCCGTATTGCATCCTCTAAGTTTTGTGATTTTTGCTCGCTATTTTCTTCAGTAACTTTCCTTGCAGCACTAATAAGCAGCAAAGCCTCTGCCTTACTAAAGGGCTTAAACGAGGCATTAGATGTAGCTTCTTGGTGCGCTTTAGTTTTAGGGCGAGTTGGCATTACTCCTGGCTGCAATGCCAGATTGGGTGCATTTGTGTATTTCTCAAAACACCAAGTCCAATAAAGCCTGACCCTTGAAAAGTTCTTTCCAATAGTCGCAATAGTCCACTGCCTGTTTTTATTTAATTCGGTTGTTCCATTTTTAAGTTCCTCCAGCCAGATTTTTAAATCTGGGACCTTGATCTGTTCAAAGGTGGGAAATCGAACGCAAAAATTAGTTAATAGAAAACGCTCGGTTTCGTCGCGAACATCTGGCTGATAATTATGTTGATCCAGCCAATCTATTACATACCGCTTGGTAGGGGTAAGTTTGCCTCCAGCCATAGCAATCGCTCTAAGGTTATCTTTTTCGTTTTCGTTGAGTAGATCGGTATTATCTTTGGCTACAAAAAACCGCTCAGTGATTTCGCTGTAATCTTGTTCTGATGAAGTAAAATGTTCTCGCATTTCTTCTGCTTCAGAAACCTTACGCTCCAATGCAGCCTCAAGATCAGCCCCACCTTTTCTCGCAGCTTTGATTCTTTGCTTCCATTTTATGATGTAAGGCAGTTTGAGAATTTCGGCTTCTAGAAAATCAGAGGTCTTAAGTGTTTTCTTAAATGCCGTTGTGCCAAAAACATTCTGTAGGTCTTTTGGCACTCTCATCAAAACAGAGTATTTATTCCATTGTAATTCTAGATATTGACCTGATTTCATTAACAATCCATACGAAAATTTACACTAGTCATTTACACTAGGTTTTTACACTAGGTCAAGTCTTTTTATTCAACTATACATGGTTTTAAGGGGTTTTAGATAGCTTGGCGCAGTGTCCCGTCAACCGCGCCACTCTCTCCAAACACCATATAAATAAGGGTTTTTAGCAAAGTGGTAACCTCCCTTTTACACTAGGTTTTTACACTAGGTTTTTACACTAGGTTTTATAAAAAAATGGCCCCCAGGGTAGGAGGCCATCTTGGAATCGTTGACGTTGATGAAAATTAGCTAATCGTCACCAACATATTCGGCATTTCCATAATCATCGATCCAAAGCGTCCCGCTTAAAGGGTTCACCTCTTCGAAGAGAATTCGTTCTCCTTCATCGTCATTAAGAACGGTTAACCTGATCTCGGGGGTACTATTAATAAACCAGTCCACTTGATCTCTTAATTTAACCATTGCTTGCCGATGTAGAACTACCGAATTTTTTTTCTGCTCTATTATATGAGCGGTAGTATCATAGGGCAAAGGGCCTACTCTCTCTAAAGCGAAGGCCAGGTTTGCGACCCTCTATGTTTCTTCACTCTGCGGTTTTTTCTATTACGGGTTCGCCAACCTCTTTTCTTGTGGGGAAGTCCAATCTTTGTGGGTGCTTCCCGATTTGGTCATGGCCTAGGTCCATACAGCTATATGGATTATCTAAGCGTAGTAGATACACCGTTTGAAGCCTCGGGGTCCGCCGCTTGTGGGTAGGATTATCCTTCGCGCATGAGTTTTATAGCTCTCCAGCTCTGGTGTGTTCCTTGCGGTATTATCGGGACGCCTCCCATAGGTAATATCTCAATTATAACGTAGGCATGAATCAACGGTCAATAAAGTTTTTTCGAAAATACGGTCATGTTGTGGTTTATTTTTAATTATTTTTCTGGGCCTTACCCCGAATCAGGTTCCTGATTTGTTCCAAGCCATTGAAAAGCAATGGTTTTTACTATTTACGCAAATACAGCACAACATGTTGTGGTTTGAAAATATTTCTATCAACTGATTGATTAATCTATATTTTGTATTGGATGTGAGACTCAATACTATTTTCGTTATTCAGAAGAGAATGAGATACCGAATCATACTACCTTTGCGAGTAGGGGAATGAGTTGTGTAGCTTCCAGTGGAATGTCAAAAAACCGCTCACCCTCAGTCACTCTTTCATTTGCATTTTCAACCGTTGGGCTGGCCAAAACATCTTTAGCATGAACCATCATCGCATGCGTCTGACCTCTATTGATGACCATGAACATGCATTTGTCTTTTGCAAATTTCTTTTTACGAAGTGGAAGCATTAGAGTTGGGAAGGGAAAGGTTGGACCTTTCCATGCCAATCGTATTTCTACTTCACAGTAAAATGATCGATCCTTTCCCTCTACAATCAGGTCGATGCCGTAGGGATCTGGATTTTCATGGCAGGAGTAACCAATCTTTTCCCAGAACTGAATCCCTAATCGTTTTGCGGCATCATCGTAAAGCGCATGCTGCTCTGGTTCGTATTCCTTAAGCAACAAAACGGTCCTTATTTTTATTGAAGGCTATATTCCATCCCCGATACCACTCGCGCTCATAGAACGATCTGGTGCGATAGGGGCAGTCTTCATTAGCAATGAAGGCATTAAAGCCATGCTCATACGGCGTTTTAGCCGGAAAAATACGTTTCATAATAGTTCCTTTCTATGTCCCACAGGTTCCACCGGTCCCTGAAATGTCACAAATGTCATGCGTTTCGACTGCTTCATCGAATTCCTCTCCTAGTTTTGTCAAAGCCTCACTGTATGGAACGCTAGTCAGTGGCTGTCCGCCTCTGCTGCCATCTGGGTAACAGGTGAAGCCTCGAAGCCGAGGAGCATATTTTGCGAGGGTTTCAGCAAATTTGGGGATGGTGTCCTCGTTATTTGCTTTAGAGCCCCAGGAGGGGAGGTTTATGGTGCTAGAGATTGATTGATCGACGTAGTCCTGAACATCCGCTTGAAACTTAATGCGGCGCTCGTAGTCAGTCGATAGATCCAATGCGCTTTCAACACTATCAGGATCAACGCCATAGCGATCAATAAGCTCCTGCGCTGCGCTATCGACGACGTATTGATAAACCCAGCGGTTCTGGCCCTTGAGATAGCGGCGTTTATAGGCTGTAGCAAAGATTGGCTCAACACCGGTTGATGTACCCGCTAAAATGCCAATTGACCCAGTTGGTGCAATAGCTCTGTTAGCTACTGGTTTGCTTATACCAAAGTCATATGCAGTTTTGGCGCTGACATCATCAGAGACGCCGCGATAGACAGATAGCCACTTATGCAGCTCTGGGGTTACCTCATACTGAGATCCTTGCTTAACAAGCCATTCATGAATTCCCATAAGGCCTAAACCAAGCCTTCTGTTCTGTGATCGAACTGCATAAACTTTGCTGTAGGGAAGTTGTGCTTCTCGCGTACCGCAAATTAAAAACTTAGTAGCTAGTTCAATAACTTCTGCAAACTCCTTAATGCTTTCTATACGCCCCATGTTTAGACTGCCGAGGTTACAAACGTCCGAGTCATCAGCGGAAGTAACCTCGGTACAGGCATTTCGTAATGTCTCATCATTTTTATCAAAGAAGTTAAATGAAAATCCGGGTTCAGCGGTCCTCATAGCCTGTCTGACATTTTCGGTAAAAATATCACCTGGATCGCCACTATCGTAATATTGCATCAACCAATTGGTGTCATAATTGACTGAAATATTGGTCATATCTAATGGCGCTGGGAAATTAAAATCGTCCTGTTTAATATCCCATAATGTCTTACCAGTTCCTGCTATTGGCATGGTCTGCCAATCTTTCGCTTTCAGGAAGTCTGTAATATCTCCATGCTGCCAATTTAGACTAGCATAGATCGCAGAGCGCCTAGATCCGCCTTGCATCACTCGTCTGCCAATTTCATTAACCATATTCATTTTAGGGATCGGCCCAGAAGCCACTCCGCCAGTTTTATGAATAGGTGAGCCAGCAGCCCGGTAGACTGAGTAATCGACACCAATGCCGCCGCCAGTCATCAGGCAACTCTCAGCTTTCCAGCTTAAGTTGGCCCAATCCTCGCGAGTATCTTCTTCTGCCTTTAGCAGGTAGCAGTTGTTATAGAACTTGTTCAAACGTCCTGCGTAATAAAGATACCTGCCGCCAGGAATAAATTTCATCTGGCAAATGAAGGTAATCAATTGATCTATTTCGTCAGGGGTCAGATGTTCACCACAGACATCCCAAACAAGCGTTTTGGATAGCTGCTCCCATGTCTCTGCGTTGTCATGGCGATATTTATGATTGAAAATATCTTCTGAGAATTTTGATCTGAACATGGGGTTTAAATTAGATTTAAATGTCACAGTCAATCTCCTCCTGTGGCCAGTAGATTAAATAAAAAGCATTACAGTTCGGGCAGCTAAGATTGGTCACCATTGCGTAATCTTCAGTGTCCTCTGGCTCATGGTCGCCACCGACGATGAGCTCCGTTTTACAAGCGTAACAATTCATGATTTCCTCCAGACTAAGTCTGACAAATCAGGCTCTCTATAATTATCGGATTTCATGACTTTGCCATCTTCTCGGATAATTGGATTTCCATTATCGTCGAGCTTAGACATGTTGGATGCATGGACCCTGCGAAATGCTTCGTCCAAATCCCATCCATGGGCAGTTGCATATCCATGAATTACATATTCCAAATCTGCTAACTCTTTGATGAGGTTTTCCTCAGTTTCTGCCGAACAGACCTCATCAAACTCCTCACTCAAAAGTTTCATTCGTAAGCGATCAATTTTGCTGTTTTGAACATAACGTTCAGCAATCGGATGCCCCATAGCCTTGTGAAATTGGTAAAGCATCTCCCTCGGAGTTTTATTAAGATAGGTGTTTGAATCCGTAAGTGGATTATCCTCATTATAATATTCGAACGATACGTCCGCTGTAGCATCAATCATTGCCATCGTTATTTGCCTCTACTTCCTTGATCAGCCGGTCCAAATACCAGGCTGCTTTTTTCAAATCTTGGTGACCATTTTTGTATGGCCAACGGTGAAGATATTTTGCGACGGAACCTCTTAGGTACCCGATGTATTCAGGATCAGTTAAAAAATCGCTGATGTAGTCGATACACTCAATGTGTCCGGCGCGATAATGCGAGGGATGGTTCACCTGATCATCCTGGTGCTCAAACCCCTCTAAAATATTGTCTTGAAACAGGCTCATTAATGCATCTTCCCTTTTGGGAATTTCACTACATTAGAACCCTTTTTAACTTTCTCGGTCAGGGCTTTATCAGCCTCAAACTTGATCATCACTTCTTCTTCTTCTGCATCCAAAGCTGTAGCGGAGAGATGTTGCATTTCTCCAATTTGATGAAGAAGGTCGGCATGATATTTCATAAAGAAATTTAGTCCTTCGAGTATATTCTCGAACTCTGTTGCGGTAGTTTCATTGAACTCAGGTCCAAAATTGTGGCCTGTTGTTACGTCCATTTCACCGTCGTCTGAACAATGAACAATTATGCCCATCGTATTCTCTGGTAAATCACTCATGATTTTTCCTTCTGTATAAGTTTAAAAAAATATTCTGCGTCAATGATGGCCAGAGGTTTGCGCCTGTTGGCCTTCACTATGAGCAATGGTTCAGATCCTTTCGGACAGTTCCTGATTGCTTGATCCATGTCGCTATAGACGGCGATTTTCTTGCGGCTTTTGCACTCGACCGAATAAGGAAATTTCTTCCTGGCGGCGGAAGATAATCTGACATCTTCGCCAGCCTGTCCCATCCCAGTTGAGACGACATCAGATGTCGTTAGGGATGGAAAAATTTCCAGTATTCGATCTCGCGCCCACTGCTGCAATCGCCGCCCCTTGGCCTTTGCCGAAGAGGTTTTGATTGGCATTTATTCGTCCTTTACGAACCAATAGTGGGGCGGATTTTTCGCCTCAGAATTTGGATGGGCAAGATATTCAGCCTGTGGCCAGCATTCACCTAAGTAGCCGCAAAACTCGCAGGTTTTACAGAGCACTTTTTGCCCAGTAGCTTTGCCGCGCCATTTGAGATCTATAGGATCAAAGCTGCGCCTGAACTTTGCATTGGACATGATCGTTGTGACAGTGGTTTCAAGTTGCTTCATGCGAGCAGAAATTTCTTCCTGTCCGCCTTCGAACTCAACGACTTTCACCCGACCAGTACCTTTGCAAACGACGATCCATCCGCCTGGCGGTTTATTCTTCGCTTCGGCATAGCCGACCAATTGACCAATATAGCCAAAGGGATCATCTGCTACTAAACCAGCGTAACCTTTGCTCCACTTGTTAGTGAAAGCCCATGGTGAACAACTTTTGATATCATATACTGCATCATCAATTTCAATATCGTCGGTGCCTCGGATTAAAGCATCTGCAACCTGTAATTGGACCTTATCTTTGCCTCCGGTAATATTTACTGCCGCAACTTTTAAAAGAAGTTCAGTAATTATCTCGACTGCATCTCCCAACATCATTTGGGTGATAAAGTTATAAGGTTTGCGTTGAGCCTTTGCTCCGATAGCTTTCATTTGAAGCTGACAAATTGGTTTACCTATAGATGACATACGCCAAATTGTATCTTGTGCGGTGTGTTCGGTAAGTTGCTTGCGAAGCACTTCCTTAAATGCTTCGCCAGCGTCATCGAGCCACCCATCCAAAACACTCAGATCATCAAATTCCCTGTTAGACAGGCGATCTGCCGCTAATTGTAGGTTAGCTTCGATATTCAAGCAGCTTCATCCTCCAAGTCACTATCCAAATTGCCCTCGAGAGCATCTATTGCCGCCCGATCAAGAGTTTGGTTACTGAGAGCGGCGTCATACGCCTTCTGAATCCTGGTGTTTTCGCTGCGAATACCCTCTGCCATTTTAGTAACTTGAGTGACTAAGTTATCATCCA